GCACTCTTCTAATGCTTCCACATATTTTTTATTCCAAGGAGCAGATAACATAGCAATATTGTTGTTTTCTACTTGGCCAGCGAACGGCTCAAGTCTTACATCTTTTGCGCCTGATGGGTGATCTGCTGAACACTTATAACCAAGAAATACTTTTCTTATGGAGTTTTGTGCTGATTCTTTACCGCCGGAGCCACCTTCTTGCTCTACTACATGTTCAACTTCTATTCCATCCATCTGAGCAGTTTGACGCATTCTTACATCACGCTCGCCAGAAGTCCATTGGCCGTAGACAACATCCAGAACAATAAAGCCGTAGTCAATACATTCATCTCTCATAGATGCCATCAGAAGACCTACTGAGTGAGAAGCACTTTTATCCTCAGAGGCAGCTTTGTCCCAGTAACGCACCATCTTCTTTACTAATCTATGATTATAGTTATCTACTATCTTAATTTTTCCTGCTTGAACAATCTGACCACCTTTTGGCCTTGGTCTTTGCTGTAACTGACCAGCCTTACCCCAGGCAGTAAGTTTTCCCTCTAATTGCTTTAGACTATCTTCTGGATGTCTTCCTTTATCTAAAGGCTCGCCTTCTACTGTTCTTGGGTCTGTAAAGTTTAATGGAGTATCAGAAGGGTGCGGATGATTCTTTTCGTATCTTGCAGGAAGACATACATGCACAAGATTGTCTATCTGCCCATCTTTTCTCTTTTCTAAAATATGACCAGTTAAATCTTTTGAATGTGTTCTTTGCATGACGCCGACATAAGCACCGACTTCTACATCATTGACACGAGTTGAAAGAGTATCGTCCCAGACAGCTAATACTTTTTGTCTTTTTGGCTCTGATTCTACTTCAAGCACGTTATGGGCGTCATCAATACAATTATGAACAAGTACACCATTGGCAAAATAATTATAGTTATCTGCTACTTGAATATTATAAGTAGCAGAGTCTTTTCTGATTCGTCTAATACTTTTTATCTTCTTAATCTTCATTATTTAACAATCACCAAATAGCCACGATCAACAGCTTCTGATATTCTACGGCTTTCAATATCAAAACGATAAAGCTCTGCGAATGTTATCTTACTTTCTATCTTGTCCCAAATTTTATAAAACACGCTTCTCGGATTTTTTGGTTTAATACCTTTTGAAAAGATATAACCTCGATGCTTACACATGGCTTCACCAATCTTTTTTCTTGCTTCTGGATCAGCCATTTGTTGTCTTGTTTTTTCAGCTATTTTTTCTTTAACTTCTGGCAAATTAAAATACTCTTTCATTTGCTTACTTCTTTTTGCATGAAACTCTGGATCAGACCACATCTTTCTTGAAGCAACACCTATCTTCTTTTTTACTTCATCGGTTGTGGCTTCAGCCATTTTCTTTTTAAATTCATCATCTTGCCAAAGTTTCTTCATCATAAGTTTATGTCTTTTGACATACTCCGGATTACTCCAGCGTTTTTTAGAACGTATAGACGCTTTTTCTCTTTCTCTTTTAGAATAATGCCATCCTTTGTGAACTTCAGACATATGATTGCGATAATTTTCATCTTCCCACAATTCAGAAACAACTCTTGATCTTTCTTNTCTTTTTTCTTCTGTCCAAAGCGCCTTTTGAGTTTCTGAATTTTTCTTTCTATATACTTTCGACCTTATAGTTTTTAAGCGTTTTTCAAGAAGATTTTTAAAAGTCTCGCTATCTAAATCAACAACACCATCTCCGCCAGCAGTCATATTATAACCATTAGGTGTATGCGTTTTAAATGCCGCAATTACTTTAACTTCCATCAACTTTAAATAAGCCGCATCATTTGCAATAAGAAGTGTTTTAACATCAAACAAATCAGAGCTATATTTTCTTATAGCATTAGAAATTGCTCTTTTAGACCTTGACCCTAATGCTTCGCCTACATGCTGAGACCATCTTTCTTGAGCGGTAAAATTAGTAATGCCTATATAAGACTTACCAGATGGAGAAGTTATTTGATATAAACAACCCATTATAAGCAGACCACCTCATCTTCTTCTGTTAATTCTCTTGCTTGAATATACCCTTTACCATTAACATATACAGGATGATCTTCAGTACATCGAAATGTCGTGCCGTCTTCAAGTTCTATCTCAAAAATATCTCGGCCTTCATTTTCAAAATACTTTTCTATTTTAGAAAGTTCTGTTTTATTTGTCTTATGATTAAAACTAACAACTTTGATTTCTAATTTTTCTTTGACGATCTTTCCGATCTCGACCCTACCAATTTCTGTATCTATCTTCTGGTTATATGGTAGACAAACGCGTTGCCCGCCTTCGCCCGTTCCAAGACCAGAGATAGAAGTTGCAATCATTACTCCTGTTCTGTCATTATCGAAGCGAGTTTTTGCATTCTGATCTGTAGTAAGATGAAAACGCTCTCCCCATCTTTCTCTATACCAATTGGACTCTATCAATCTTCTTCGTTTTAAATTGTCTCTGGTAGATAGTGGCTGTGCATATGAGATGAAAAGATATCGTAAGTCTGGAAGGTTTTTCGGACCCCACTCCCAACATGGCCAGAAGACAGAAACAAGCAAACTCTTACCATGTCTCGGCGGCATATTTATCCATAAGTAGTTTATAGAAGGAATGGAATAATTTGCTTCATAGAAATGGTTGTCTATTTCTCTTCCAGCTATTCCTGATTTAATAAGATAGGTGTTTGTTACTGCTTCTAAGTGTTGGCAGATTGCATCAAGATGCCAATTCCAAATCAAAGGGCTTCTCGGCTCAAGTATATGCCAGGCTTGCATTACAAAATGCTTTAATGATTTTTCTGCCAGTATTCTTTCGGCTATCGGAATAGGATTCGGTGGAATTGAATCCATTAGCTGTCTTGGTGTATAGCTGGATATGTCAAAAGCATTAAACATTAATTACTTTCCATACTCTCTACTGTCTATTACATGACTACTATCATCCGCAATCATTCCAGTAGAACTATTGGAAAAGATAAAACACTTCAAGCCAATACTTATAAAAACAAATAGCATAAAGATAAATGCAATAAAGAATTTCTTTTTCATTCGTCTTTTCCAGTTTCCATCCCAAACAACCAACATATTAAAGCAATCAGATAACTTCCTTCATATGCATAAAACCATCCATTAAAAGGAAGATATCTTGCAATGAAATCAAAGAAACCAAACAAACAACTGCAATCTTCTTCTTTGCATAAAGAAAAAGGCAATCCATAATAGATTACCTTAAAAACTTCACCATTGCATCTTGGGCATTTTGTCATTGCATACCGCCAAGGGTTTCATCCGGCCATTCTGGAATATCTTCTTTATCTACAGGATGAGCACTTTTAATTGGCTGCGCGGCAGATACTAACCATTGTGTTAATTGTTCCAACTTCGCTGCATCCAATCTTCTAAGTAAATGTTCGAATGTTATCTCTTGCTGCGGTTTATCTTTTCCAGTAAATCTTTCCGATGGTTTATCAAGAGACATTCCCAAATGGTGCCCGAGCATTCTCAGCGCATCTACTCTATTATAAAAAGCATACTTCTTTACATATCTAAAAATCTTATCTTGGTTATTTTGATCTTTTATTGTTTCGCCAGTTCTATCTTTCTGGACTTCTTCTCCCCACTGAATGTCCCTTACCGATGCTTGCTGATCGTCTGTCAATAGCTCTATCGGTATCGGCCAACCTTCTTTATCATAAAATGTTCTATGGTCGCTGTAAGCTATTCTTGCTAACTCTTGTACTATTCTATCCTGGGAGACTTCTAATTTTTTGGCGCGTTCTATCTTAAGATGTTGTACATATCTAATGATAGAAGTATTTGCTAAAAGTTTGCTTGCTGTTATGCCTGCGCTTGATGGACTATAGCCGGATCGTATTGCCGCTTGTACACCATTTAAATCTACTATGTACTCTTCACAGAATCGCATCTGTAAATCGGATAAGTCTCGTGCTTCTGGTGGTTTATATAGATAACTCTTCTTTACTTTGGGCTTCTTGCTTGGCCTACCTCTTCCCTTAGGAGCATCGGCAGGTTTTATAATTGGAATGTCTCTTCTTTTTCGCATGGTTATTAGTATTTTATGATTGTTTTATACTTCTGTTAATGTGTTAATTTGATTGGTTAACATGTGTTAATGTTTTTAACAGTTCAGTTAACATGTGTTAACTGTTAATGACGTGATAATAGCTCTTTTTTTCGTTTTAGATGGGTGGGCTTTTGGAAAATACCATATTTTTGGCTTGTATATTGTTGATTTTGTTATTAAAATTATTTTAAATATGTGTGTTAATTTTGTTTACAAGTTTAATTTTTTCTGATAGAAAGGAACCAGTTCCTTGGTTCACACGCGCTACACCGATCCAACCCCAGGCGAACTCCTGAAGGTTCTTTGACAAGCCGACGAAACCACCGCAAACCGCTCCACTGGGTTTTGTCAGCACTGGATCATGTTCCGCGCATTTGATTCAGAAATAACGATAGATAGAGCCGATCCAATTTATCTCAAGATCGGGCAGGGGAAACGGCCCAGCGAGTAAACCCCATAAAAACATACTTGAGACAAGCGCCTATCGTCGTTAAGCCGAAGTCATAGTCCACCTTACTTAGTCCATCAACAACCTTTCTAACAGCGCGCCAAGCGCTTTCCTGCTCATGTAATCGTAAGGCCGAATAAACAGTCCATTGCATAACAGCCGTCGAAGTATCATTTGTTTTTAAATGATATGAGGTCAAAGACCTTGCCATGGAATTGTTGTTTTAAGTAAGTCTTTTGAGCATTGCTGGACAATAAGAGTAAAGGCGAACAGAATGACGCGAGTGTGTTAAATGCAGAGAAGACGGAAAGAGAGCTTTATTCCTTTTTCCTTCTTCTTTGTGGGCATTAGTAAAGGAGAATTATTATGGCAAATTATAAATGCGGATGCAAATGTAATTTACGGCTTGGCAGAGGTCAATCTCGTCTTAAAAGAGAGGAGCAAATTGCTCTTCTTCGGTGTCCTGCCTGCTCTAAACAAGCCAAAATTAATTACATTAAAAGCCAAACAAATATCGATGGAAGTCCATTAACCGTCGATCAAATCAATTTTATATTAGCCAAAAAAGGCCTCTTATAAAAACCTTACTAAATTAATGCCCACAAAGAAGAAAAGAACTTTTCTGCATACATCATAGGGGGATTTTTATGGAAACAACATGCAATAGTTGTGGAAAGAAAATAGATGACAACAAATCAGCAGTAAATGAAAATGGAGATTGTTTCTGTAAAGCATGTACCAAATTAATGTCTGCTACATGCTGCTTATGTAAAGTTGTCAAGCCGATGTGGGAAATGACTTGCACTACAGAC